GCCCCAGGACAGATCAGCGTTGCGGAGTCGTGCTTTATCGTCAGCGCCTTCTCCATCCTGAGCAGGATAGGGCCGCGATAATTCACACCAAAGCTGGTTATCGTGGTCGTGCCGGTAATACGAATCTTCGTTGATGACTGCCCCCCTATATCGCAAGTCGCAGCGGAGGCAAGATCCACCTCGGGCTTCTCTGATATTTCCGACAATACATCCCACATCTGCCCCAAAGCTTCTTTTGCCTGTTTATTGGTGGGCTTTGGATAAGTATCCGATACGCCTGTCCTGGCCGGAAGTGCTGTCATTCAATATCCTTGTATCGTGAAATCTGCTTTTGCCCCACTTACCGCTACATGAGAGGCGTTGTAAACCTTTGCAACCGGAGCCAATGGATTGCCCTTGTCAACTTCCACTGTTATTCCGCCGCTAGCGTTCGCTTGAAGTGTTGCCTGTATTGATTTAATGCTTGTAAAGCCCTTGGTATAAGGGATCGCTGTGCCGCTTGCGTTAATAACAATATCGGCGACCGATTCTTCCAAATCTGGAGCGTCTATCGTCACCGCCATCGAGATGATCTTGCCCCGCGTTATGCCGCCGCCTATCGTCACGCGAAATTGATAATCTGTATTCTTCGCGGTAACCTGGCCTGGCCAAGGAGACCAGGTTGTCGGCGGTGGATCATAGAAGGCTCCGGTCTCGGAGAAAGCGTCCAGATCAACCGCAACGAAACTGTTTGGATCAGCGGGGTTAAAATTTGCAAGATCAACCGCAACATATGAATTCGGGTTGCTCGCATCGAAACTGGCCGAGTCGACAGCATCAAAGGTGTCCGGCTCTGGGACGAAAAAGTATTTATCGTCTGAGCCATAGAACGAGTCGTCATCCGGTCCATAAAACGACTCAAGCCCGGCAGTACGGTACTCGACCACAACATCCACGCCGCTGGTTTCCAGCGACAACGTCATCTTTGAGCCCGACAAAGCAGCGGAGACCGTGACCGGGCTGGACTCGTAGATCATTTTTCTCCAGCCGGCGGCGGGCTTATAGAACGACCCTGTCAAGCTGTAGAATGACTGCCTTCCATCTCCATAAAACGAATCGACTGCATTCGCTTGCAGCTGCCCATCTGAGACAAGACACTCCGTCAATTCCCCATCAAAGACCGGATGAAGGTCGAAGGTTTCCACCACATTTTCTATGCGCGGATCACCAAGGTCTGTAATGACAACACCAGGGTTTACAGACTCATTCCCGCTGGTATCAACCGCCTTGCCCATGATCGTGATCGATCCATAGGGCAGGTTTGTGACCGTATAGGGCGACGAAGTTATAACGCCGCTGTGCAGCGCAATAGCTGTGTTCCAGTCGAGGTTGTTGCCGAAGTGGTAGCGGAAAACGTATCCAGCCAGATCGACATCGTTAACGCCAGTCCAAGACAAGACGTTTCCATCAATCGACAGATCAGTTATGTCATCAGGCGGCTCGGACTTGCCGACTACCTGATGCAGATCAGCATAGGTCCAGTCTGATCTGGAGTTGAAATACGGATTGACTGGCCGCGCGCGAACGACGTACCAGCCGCCGTCAACTACCGGGGAGAGATAAACGCTTGTCTCGTCGCTAAGCGCTGATGTTTTCCTCCACGCCGTTTCCGTATCGCGGCGCCACTGTATTTCGATCTCGCCATCAGCAAGGATTGCACCCTTCCACTCCACCAGAATGCGGGAGATGATCGTGCCGTCGCGCTGCGAAAGAAGCGCATCCGTGCCGGAGTAGCACGTGACAAGGTCAAGCTTCTGGACTGCGAAGGGATTCGGCAGGTCGGTATTCGGGGTATCGTCTATATTGACGGTATCCGCCAAATCCCAAATGCTGGCAGCGTCTTCCTTGAGTGTCAGCGTGATAGCTGAGTCCGGCGCATAGCTCTTGTCGGTGATCCGATAGACTTTGTCCGTCTGGCCCAGAAATGCGCTAGTCAGCGTTACCCTGTCGCCGATCCGATAGTCCCAAGCCTTCAGGCTGAACTCTGCCTTGACAGTAAAGCCGTTGCGCTGATCCTCAGTTATGATCCGGGAGAGGTTATGGACGCGCTGAGTCGTATCGGTAAACGGGAAGTCGATGTTGGCGAATTTGTCTTTCTGGCCGTCGTACCAACGATAGACCCAGTTGATGTACGGGTAGAAGTCTGTCGCGACATACTGATTCTCGGCAGAGACAAATTGACCACGCACGCCATTGATCGTGTCGGCATCGGATATTCCCGGCGTCACAGCCAACGCTCCAACGATGTCTGTCTGCTGCAGCGAGGCTATCGGCGCAACGTACTTGCCGGCGTATATCTCCCATGTAGTGGCAACTATCCCGCCAGCCATGCTTTGCGCCATTGCCTCAAGCACGTTAGCCTGATCCTGGTCTGACGTTACCGTGCCATTGCAGGTATAGAGCGCCCCAAATGATTTTGGCTCATCACAGATATTGGCTGCCGTGATGTAGTGAGACAGCGGCAGGTCGTCCGCATCGACGCCGCACATCTCGGATGTGAGGTAGTCATAGGAAACCAGCGCCGGATTCTGGCTCCATGCCGTCAACCCGGTACGCGGATCGTAGAGCTTCTTCCCGCGGAGCAGCACTTCAACGCCCGGAACGCCGCCTTGGAAGTTAGGCTGCCGCAGATCGAGCCGGATTACCGTGTAGCAAAACCCGGTGAGCGTTGCCGTGGACTTCCACTTGTCCGGACATTCTGCTAGCAAGGAGGCATCAGCAGGATCGCCCGGCACGCCCAAGTGCTTGCGCACACGCACCTGCGATGTGTTGATGGTGTACTGATAGCTCACGCTGTAATGCGTGATTTGCATCGTCCCGCCGAACGGGAACGGTGAAGTCGGGCCGCCGGTTACGGTTATCGTGTTGCCAGAGCGGGTATACGGGACTTCGCCGGACGAGGGGAACCGGAACGCTCCTGAAATCCAGGTACCGTACGCCACTACCCGCACTGCACTACTCGGCACGTGAGAGAGCGTGAACGGTGATGCGCCAAACGTCTCGGTTACGCTCTCCGTCTTGGTGGAGTAGTATTCTCCAGAGGTGACAAAACCATCCGCATCGAGCTCCCCCAGTTCTTTGCCATCGATATAAATTTTCTCGATAGCATCACACTCATGGGCAGCATGAACGCAGACGAGATGTTTGAATTCTTCGTTCGTGCCACTTGAGAGAATGGCAACGATGGCAGAGCCGACCTTTGCACGCCCGTAAACGTAGACATGAGGTGCCTCGGTAGCAATGCGCGTGACAGTGCGCTCTTGAAGGCTGTTGAGAAAATCCTCTCTGGCCTGAGCCGCCCTGCGCTTTGCCTTCTTCGCTGCAGCTTTCTGCTGTACCGCGCCGAAAACCGTTGTGCCGATTGTCAGTGCAATGGAGGTAACCGTAACTACGGCCGCCACCACCTTGGCAGTTGCTAAGCTTATGCCGAGGATTACAGACAATGTAACTGGATCGGCGTGAGCAACGCCTGGCAGCAGCAGTAAAGCTAGAAGCGCCAGGCGCATGAGGCAATCATCCTGTCTACAAATACAAGGCCATCAGGGCCAACTGAAACAATGTGACGACCCGAAAACAGGTAGGCCGTGTTTTCGTAAATCGTCAAATCTCCATCACGCGCCATGTTTGGACTAATGCGCGTTAGGTTTTTATCGAACAAAAAAAAGAGCCCGGATAGGGCTCTTAGTTTTTTATGTGCCTCCTTAGCTGATCGCCAAGGACGGTGCTCTGTCAGGTAATCTCTACCCGTTTGTTGTTCTATCCAGCCAACAGTAAAAGTAATGCAGTCATGGGTTCCCCACTTGAAGCTTTTGTTCGAATGTGTCTGCAGGTAGTCTGGAAGGTCATTCTTTTTTAACCCACTCATATCCCTTTTCATTCATGCATTCAACCATGCGCTTTTGCACCGACTGCCACCAGAAGTCGCCCGTAGTTTCTCCGTAGGCATCTTCTGTCGCCTTTTTTCTGGAAATGGTTCTGCACTGCTCCCTGTCTGCCTTGTAATCCACCTTCTGCCCATCTCGCGTAAACTCGGAGTGATACGGCACAACAGAACATCCAGCAAATGAAGCTATTAACAGCGCAATAAGTAGTCTCATAATGCCCTCCTTTATTGAGGATCATTATAGACAATGGCAGAGCTAAAATTACGTTGAGATAGAAGGAAAAACGACGCTAATTAATACTTCTCTGGAACTTCTTGCTGAGCCATACCTGAGGACTCGCGATTAGAGTATTCAGGTAATCAAACCCAGTATCGTTCGGGTACTTTCTCTTATGTTGAGCAGCATTGAGTCTAAGAGATGGCGTACGTTTCAGGGAATAAGCACTCGTCTCACACTTTAGCGTTATCTTGCCTTCATCTCCCTCGACGCCAACAACCATTAAATCCATGATCCCGCTCCAGCAAAGCTGGGGCGTTCCGATAAGTTGAAACGACTCGTCTAAAGGGCAAAAATACAACCTTGCCACCTTACCTCGGTAATTCTCCACAGAGCCAATAGCAAGATTTAAATACCCGGTTTGAGCGACGTTGAGCGTAAAGGTCAGCGCCTTCGATTCAACGCCTTCTGATTCTTCGATAGGGCTAATCGCCCCCACCGCTCCAAGCCCAAGCCAATCATTGCCGCCCCAAGTAATGTTCTGATTCGCGCTGGAGGCATAGACAGTTCCAGCCGTAAACCTAAATTCACAGAAATAGACGACCCGAACAACCGGCTTTTCAAGCTGGGTTTGCTGAGAAGAATCCAGAACAGTCATATGCGCCAGTCTTCTAGAAGGTCCAAAGTAAACCCCTCTGTTACCGAAGCATGGGTATCCCATCCAAAGCGCGAGTTAACGCGTCGGAACAGTGCTTTCGGCTTGTTCCAGGTTATTACTTCGCTTGCCGAAAAAGCATTCCGCAAAGGAGGTTCAACAGTGACAGAGATAATGCCACTGCCGTCGCTTGTAGCGCCTTCTACGACCATAACGACCTGCTGAGTCAGGTTGATACCAATCCCTAGCAGATCCCCCTGTAAAAGGGTTTTAGACGCTTGCCCGCTTGCAACAATGGATAAAGTTGTTGCGCCTTGCGCTGCGTCTGCGTTGAAGGTCATCGTGCCGCGCATCGTGCCACGGGGAACCGGGCGGGCATGATTCCATAGCTCAAGCTGGTTTGTCCTGCCGCGCAACTGCATTCCAAGCGCTTGCCAGCCGCCGCTGTCTGCTTCACGTCCCGGAGTGGCTTCCAATGTCACAGACCAAAGTGGACCCGATCCCTCGACAGCCTGCGCGCCAAAAACAGACCGGAACTCAATGTCATTCCGCTGCTGCGCCCATGTCACCTTGGCAACCTTGAGCGATTCGGGGAACGTGATAATGCTCATACCCTACCCTGACGCTCCAGCTTCTCTATAAGCTCCGCATTGCTTTGTTTGTTCAACCTTTGAATGTCCTGAAGGATGCTTGCGCGATCCGACCGGCTGTCAATGTTGATCACGCGGTTATCGTGAATCGTGATTGCGCCGCCACCCTGCGCCGCCACCCCGAGTCTGCCTTGCGAGTCTCGCTTCAATGGCATGATCGCCTCCGGCCCGGCCTCGCCCATCAATCCTGAGCGAAACGACCCGCCGTCAGCAAACTTGAATGGCGTCGGGGAGTTTACTATTCCCCCATTGGCAAATTTTGCTACATTACTATCGAAATATGCGCCCTTCGCGGCCTGCATAATAGGACCAGGGCTCGTCACTCGCAAAGCGCCTGCCGTTGATCCGCCGCCAGCCGCAGCGCCGCCTAAGCTAAGAAACGCGCCAAGTATCTTGAGGCCCGCACCGAGCAGCCCACTACTCCCATCCTTACCGAATATCGCATTGGAAAGATTTGCTGCGGCGGCATCAGCCAACATACGGGTCAGCATGGACTTCCATGCCGTGCCGATGTCCTTGAAGTCTCCGTTCAGCGTGTTGTAAATCTGATCACCGACATTGCGCTGAAAATTAAAACCGAAGTTATCCCATATCTTCTGAGCTTCGCCTGCCGCCCTCTTCTGCGTATCGAGCAATTCCTGAAACTGAAGAGCTTCCTGTTCGTGCGCCTTGGCGCGTTCCAGCGCTTCTTTCTGAATATTGAATATGTTTTTGCTGATATTCTTGCCGCGCAGTTCGTTCAAACGCTCCTGATACTTAATCTCCAGATCGAACTGAGCCAAGGCCTTATTCCGGGCGGATTCGGTCTTGTCCATCAAGCTGATCTCCATCTTGAGGCGATCAACCTTTGATGTGGCTGATTTAATATCTGACGCGGTTGCCTGAATAAACTTTAGATAAGACTCGGTAGCCTCAGCGTAGCTATCGCGCATCGATTCGAGCGCTTCCTTTTCATTTCGGAAATTCTCGATCCGCTCCACGTTTGTTTTTACGCCATCCAGCTGAGCACCGGTAATCTTGAGAAGTCCGGCTTCGTATAATTTCTGCTGAACCGAAGTCATGCCGAGCGTGTCTGCTTCTTTCTGAAGTCCTTCGATGAAAGAGTTCTGCTTTCTTATCAGCGCCTCATATTCTTTCTCAGCATCGGTCTTTCCGGTCTTACCCTTAGCTCCGCCAAGAAAGTCATTTATTGAAGTGGCGCCAGGGGTTTTGGTATTGCTCCCGCCAGAAATACCTTCCGATTTTTTTACGAGCCCCTGAAGGTATTCGATCTTCTTTTGAGCCCCGGCAATCTGCGCATCAATTGCCTCGACATCAGTAACGCCGCCACTTATTATCCGGCCTAGAAGACCGTTATTTAACTTGTTCGCAAGAGTGGGAGCGGTGAGTTCTTCGCGCAGCTTGTTTAACGACCCTACCTTCTTCTTCAGTTCATCGATCGTTCTCTGCGCGTTCTGCTCTTCTTCGGAGGATGAAGAGAGAAAGCCAAAAAAGTTTGTCTTGCTGGCTGTCTGCAGCTTGCCAAGAACGCTGTTCATTGCCGGAAGGAAGTCGCCTACAATAGCGACAGCCACGCCGCCGACCCTGGACTTCATTTCCTCCAGTTCAGAATTGAATTTGGCTGCCTCTGATGCCGCTTTATCCGTCACGCCAGACGCTTTCTCCCCCTCTTCGACAAGGCGTGCTATGCCAGCGCTACCCTCTGCTAAAAGAGGAGCGGCGGCACGCCATTCATCCCCGAATGCTTTCGTGAGTACAGCGTTACGCTGCATCGGGTCTTTAATGGCATTGGATATGTCAGCTATCTGTTTGAATGCCTCGAGCGGATCCTTGGCTGTAACCCCGAAGTTCTCAAACTCCTTCTGACTTCTTCCTACATTCTGGGTGAACGTCGTGATGAGATGGGATATTTTCTCAAGATCGGTTCCAGAACGCTTGGCAGCAATACCGAGTCCGGCGAGACGACTGGCATTAATGCCGGTAGATTTGCTGAGATCATCCAGCTTGTTGAGGCCATCAACCACCGTCTTCGTGAATTCGACCATGCCGGCAGAGGCCACCGCCGTCCCGATGAAAGCGAATGCCTTGCCGATCCCAAAGCCAACCTTGTAGGCATTGGATTCTAGCGTTGTCAGTTGGGCATTTATCTTCTGTATGCCGGCAGAGAACCTGGCTGGATCGGCATCGAAATCAATTCGAATTCCTCTATCAGCCATTACAATCCCTTTTCTCTTGCCAGAATTTCAGCGCCGCGCTTTGCGTTGCGCTCAATCAACCTAATAGCCATCGCTTTCTTGCTCTTGAATGCCTTATCCAAAAAGAATTTTCCCGGAACATCGGTGCGCCCATGCTGGGTAGCGCGAGAACTATTAAGGGCTCTGCGTGTGAATCTACCCGCTCCTTTCACGTATCTCAGCTGGTTTGGTTTTCCACGAGTATTCCAGCCAAGTTCCTGAAACCGCCCGTAGTAAGGATCGTCTTTTTTACTGCTGGCAATTCCGAGCGATATTCTCAGTACGCCCTTTGGCGGTTTGTTTTTTTCTGGACGGAAAACAATGAACCCTCTGTTTTTAAGCGCACTTGTTTTTCTCGGAGCATTTGCCTGTGCCTGGCGCTTAACCAGTGCGGCACCACGCCGGAGAGCCCGATATATCACGCGTTTTTCGAACTCTTCCCCGAGTTGCCTCAGCTTTTTCTGGACATCCTTCAGTCCATGAATCTTTATCGTCTGGGCCAATCGAAATCTCGCATTGCAACAAGCTGGACAATCAATACTTCGTCATCAGGCACGCCATATATTTCTGAGAGAATCGGCAGGGCATTCCAGTCAAGGGTTTGGCCCATGGCTCTCCATACTTTTACTGCCATATCACATTCTCTTGGCGGAGGGGATGGCTGGAAGGGAGGCGGCAATTTAAACTCTTCCAGCCACTCAGCTACTTTTTTTCGGCAGCCTCCAATCTGTCCTTGTGGGCCTTGTACTCATCCGAAATGGCGGAGGTGATAGGATTCCAGTATTCTGGATTGTCCTGCGCCCATTCCACAAAAAGCTCGCTCGAAAATTCTGCCGGTGCGGTATCCCCACCAGGAAAAAGATCGGCATCAGTAAAACGCTCCCACCCGACAACAAATTTAGTGAGAATGTCCATCTGATGCGCGCCACCTTCAGCAGCCAACAGGGAAGCCTCCCAATATGTAGGCCTGCGGACGACAAAAACTTTGCCGTTATGCTCCACACGCGTTTGGCGGGCCTTGCGAATCTTCTCCGCTCTTGCGTCCATCAGGCAATACCAAATGTCGGAGCGCCGTTCATGGCGATTGCGGCTTGAGTGGTCGTGATACCTTGATTGCCGCCGCCAGGCATGCCAGAGAATCCAACCGAGCCGTAGAACAGCATGTAACGGCCATTCGGCCAGCGGATACGGAAACCACGCGCCTCGCTTGTCTCGAACGCGGCTTGCATTGCAGCTTGTGCGGTGTCGCCCGGATCCCATTGCATCGTCAGGCTGTAGCTCATCGCGGTTACTCCAGCGACAATCTGCTTGTCCCGAGTATCGGAAACCGTGGTCGTATCCAAAAACTTGATGTCGCCGCCTTGAGGAGAGAATTCCTGAACACCTGGGATCGTCGTGCCGAGAGTGATCTTCTCGAACGAACCGGAGGCGAATACGCCGAAGTCTGTAGTATCAATACCGACCGTTCCGGTAGCAGCATTCTTCAATTGGAATGTGTTTGTGGCCTTGTTGACTACCACAAACATGCGCTCGTTGACCTCAACCATGCCAGCAGCACGAACCAGGATAATGTCGCCGTCAACCAGCGTATGAGCCGTTGCAGTGAATACGCCCGGGTTGGCGTTCGTAGCCGATTCAATGTCAACCTCGGTAGCTTTCGCGCTCTCCATGGCCAGCACCAGTCCTGAATTCTTGTAAATCGTTGCCATCTATTTCTCCTAAATTAATACTTCCGGTGAACCTTCAAGTACCGAATAACCGATACGCCATGACGAAAAAACTTCAATGTGATCAATGCCGTCAGGATCGTCCTCGGCCAATACCAGCCGCCAGTTTGTGGCGATCGGAGCGAGCGTCATGGAAGAGCTATTCGGCAGCTGTGCGCGCAAGGCAGCTTGGGTTATCTTTTTGTCAATCTCGCCCGAACACTTATCGACCATGCCTTGCATAAGAGTTGAGTCTGTCGGCGCTTTAAGCATGCCCCGAGCAAAAACAGTCATTTCTCTGTCATGCATTGCCGGGTCGCTAACCGTGATATTTATTACAGCATCGCCCTGATCCCCGTCCGGATAAACCATCAGATACGGCCAAATTTGCCGAGCCGACGGTTCGGAGGTAACCGCCACTGATTTCCAGGCAACAGGGTTCCTTGAGAGGATGGAAGCCATCGCCTCAATAATTTGATTTCGAGCGTGCATCAGACGAAATAGAGCTTGTAGGGGTCTAGCAGATCTAGGACCCCAAAAGGAATGCGGGAAATAGAGATTCCGCTCTCAATCCTGGGCTGATTGTTCATCCAGTGACCGACGAGCAGGATCATGGCTTCGCGGATTATCGGCTCAACGTCGCTTGCTTTTGGACCATAACCCGCTGTGTACTGGATGCGAACAGCGTTTCTTTTTGTGTACGTGGACGGCCAGGTAACGTTGCTCGCCACTTGCACGAATGGGATAGTTTCATATACATCCAGTTCATATTGGTCGGACGAGAGAGTTTGCAAAATACCGTCTGCATCGATGTACTTTACGGAAACAACGGTTAAAGCTGACGGGCATTCATGTTCATCGACGAAGGAATCCCAACGCTTTTCTACGGTCTGCGTTATAAGCTTACGCCCCGTGTGTTTCTCGACAAATATACGGGCCTGGACGATGCGCCGCGCAATGAGATCATCGGAGCGGGAATCAGTAATCCCCAGTTGATCCTTAACCTCTGCTATCGATACAGGCTCCAACTTGGGTTGCTCGATTACCTTCATCCCAATTGCTCCCGCACCGTTACCGAGATCAAATCAACATTGCTCAGCTTCTTGCCGCTGATGTCGGTTATCTCGACTTCGAACGACATGCCGGGAGAGAACAGTTCGCCATCTCCGAATTGATACGTACACTCGCCGGCTGCAGCGTCACTCACCGTCATGGCCTTTGTCTGCGCCTCGCCAACTTCATCTTTCCAGCGCATATTTACCGCGCACCCTGTCAGATCGACTGCCGCACCCGAATCATCGACGCACTCGACCCTCAGCGTAGACGCTGTGTCTTTTGCTACGAAATCAGCCAATTTAATTAAACCGGACGGTTACGGATTTTGAGCGGCGAAATGTTGCTGTGCGCTCGACGATGGAAACGAGGACGTTATCTCCGGCTGTAATTGCGCCAGAACTTGCGGAATTACCCTGAGCAGCAGATGAAGACACTAATACGTGCGCCTGAACGATTGCCGAGGCAGCAGCGATGTTGTCTTGTATGCTTGGCGGGCAAACAAGTATGTGCGCCTGCGTGATTGCGCCTGCTGTGCCTGTATTTGCCTGAGTCGATGCCGCCACTGCGAGATCAT